AAATTGACAATAATGAACCAGTACGAAAACCACCAGCAGCGCCACCGCCAGCATAAAAACTTCCACCTCCACCGCCCCCGCCTGCGACAACAAGATATTCCAAAGGCACTATATTTGTAAATGTAACTGTTTCACTTGTTGTGCTAGTAGCAGTCACCGAGTAAATATTAGAACCGCCCGATGTGGATGAAGTAACCGTTACACCGGATGAAAACACAGCATAGACAGTCGATGGCACTTTGATGATGACGATGCCCGAGCCGCCTGCACCGCCCGAGTTTGTGCTAAATCCTGCTCCACCACCGCCACCCGTATTTGCAGTTCCGGCAGTTCCCGTTGACGAAATGCTGCCTGCGCCTCCTCCGCCCGATCCACCGCTGCCCGGAGTTCCTGATGCTGCCGCTGCGCCGCCACCGCCCGCACGGGTAACGCTCGATCCGGTGATGGTCGATGCAACACCTGCTCCGCCATTTCCGCCAACGGTGCTTGCTCCGTTTGCCCCAACCGCACCTGCACCGCCGCCACCGCCCGCGCCCCATGTCGATGCGCCAATAAATGACGTTCCACCGGCATAGCCTTGATTTGCCGTTCCCGCAGCAGCAGCCGGAGAACTTCCCGTTCCCGCCGCTGCCGCACCGCCGCCCGAACCGCCCGAGTTGCCTGCGTTATTTGAATTTGCGCCACCTGCACCACCGCCAACCGACGTTATCGTGTTGAATACAGAATCTGAACCGTTTGTACCTTTAGCATTTCCGCTTGCAGTTCCGCCCGCACCAACCGTTACGGTGTACGCGATGCCATAAGACAGCGTTAACTGCGCTTCAGCAGAGCCACCGCCGCCACTAGTGCCTGCCGACGTTCGATAACCTCCTGCGCCACCGCCTGCGTTATATGCAATACCTCCACCTCCACCACCCCCTGCTATGACAAGGAAATCGGTAGTAATTCCGGCAGCACCACCGGCAAGAAAGAAATTTTTGGCTGCAAACATTATGGGGTGTACCCCTGTGCGATGCTGCCGTACCAGTTCGTACCGTCAGCGATGAAGGTCAGAATGTCCATTTTGCCTGCGGTAGCGGTAATTGTCGGAGCGCCCGCCGTTCCCCATTTAACGCTAGTAAACGTTGCAGTCCCGTTGCCCGTGCTTGCAGCTTGTTTAAGCAACAGCACAAAGCTCTTGCCCGCAGTCGCGGTGGGCATTGTGAACGTGCAAGCTGTAGATGCGGTGAGCGTAGCAGTCTGAACAGTTCCGTTAGTCAGCGCGATAGTGTTAGACGACGAAACCGTGCCGATAGCAACAACGCTTTCAACGTAATTCGTGACAGTCGGATTATTTACAGCCGGGCTAGTATCCAGCACCATCTTGCCAGTGCCGGTTACTGCATTCGTCAGCGTCACGCCGCCATAATTCAGCGTTCCCGATACAAGCAAATTCGTGTAGCTGTTGGGATTTAGCAATTGAAAGCGCGTGCCGTCATACTCAATCAGCACAACCTCGCCCGCAACCATGTCGCCAGCAACTAGCGCAGTTGATCCTGTGCGCGTGATGGATTTAGAACCCACGCCATCAATGTTGATCGTGACTGCGCCGGTGTTCGTGTTTGCTACAACAAACGAGAACAGATTGCCCGCAGCGTATGCAGTCAGCGCAGGAGTGACTGAGCCGGTCAGCGTATCAGTACCGCTAACCGTGACGAGCTTGTCTGTATTGCTCTGAATTTGACCATACTGAACCGCATCAGTCCCTACCGTCGCAGCGCCTAGACCTGTGATCTTGAAGCCTGCTAGGGGAATGTTTGCAGTAACAGTTGTTTGCCCGTCTTTCGTGATTGCAGTCGAAAGACCGGTCGCCAAGTCAGAAGTCAGCGCGTTAAACGCCGTCGAACTAATGACTGTTCCCGCTACGACAGGTTGCCCTGACGTATTGATCTGAAAAACGCCGCTGCCGTTGTAGCTCATTGCTGTGCTCCTTGTTGTTGCCACCGCTGAAGTTGTTGTGCAAGCCTTGCAGCATCCATTGGCGAAATTGGTGTGTTAGGTAGATTAGGAATTTTGCCGCGTAACTGATCTGCTAAGCGTTGACCTTTGCCTATTGCAAATGCCGTCTCTCCCATCAATCTCGGAGAAGATGCTGCCAATGACGTTACTGCTGCAACAGGCCCGCCAACCATGTAAGCCATACCACCTGACGGCAAAGCAGTTGCTCGTTGCAATCCTCTAGGCGACCATTCGCTTAGAGCTTGTCCCGCCAATGCAGGCATGATTTGCTTACCGCCTTCGCTTTCTAAAGTACGCGCAAGATCAGTCCTGTAGCCATAGCTTGTGTTGACATTGTTACGCATCAACGATTGAAGTTTACGCATCGCAGTGTCTGCGCTTGCTTTGTTGTTAAGCGACAATGCTTTTTCAATCTCTCGGATTGTCTCGGTTGCTTCCGAGTAATCCTTCATCGTTTTTGCGTAGCCTGGGGCTTGCGTTTCAATGGTTTTTTTGACTGCGTTATATGCGTCAGAAATTACTCGTTGTGCTTGTAATTGTTTTGGATTGTCAGGATAAATCGCACCAATACGTTGCTTTAACGCATCAAGACCTTCAACCGTATGCAGATCAGGCGCTGATCTCCAATCGTCAATAACACTTTGAACTTCTTGTATTTTTTTAAGTTCGTCTGTGCCTACTTTGTACTTTGACGTTCCCTGTGGACTTGTAACTTTGATTGAATTTATTGAATTGTTTAAAGCATTATCAATGTCGGCAAAGTTAAGGGTTGTTGCATCATTGGCATAAGCGGCTTCATTAGCGCGATATTCTTTGCCTTTTGCTTGCCGCATAGCATCAAGGTTAGTTTTTGCATCACTCAAAACGTCAGTCATGTTTGCTTGACCGCGCAAGTTTTGCGTAAAGCTCGTTTGTGCCTCACCGCCTGCGGGTTCATAACGACCAACCCTAGTGGCTTCAGCCAAAGGCGCAATGCCTGTACCGGTTTGCAGTCCAACGCCTTGAGCGACGGCTTTGCTGATGCCTTTGCCTGCGGCTTGCGTGCCTTTTAAAGCAAGCACCAAAGGATCAATTGCTGCTCCTGCTCTTGCAGCAACTTGTCCTGCCGCCGCCATGCCAGGCACACGCGATGCGACTGCACCGCCGCCACTTAGCACGCCCGCCACATCACTAGCTACGCCTGCCGGATCAGTAGCCAAAGTATTCTTCAGCGCCTCGGTGCTGCCATAGCGTTCTTTGAGCATCCCACCTGCTGCGTTTGCAGCATTAACAGCACGTTGCTGTGCTTGCGGATCAATCTCAAAACGATTGATAAAGTTTGCTATTGGCTTTGGGGTAATGTTTTGCAAAGCACCCGCAGCAACGTCTGCTGCGCCGCCTATCGTTTGCAAGGGACTTGCTATTGCTTGCGCTACATTGCTCAGCAAACCACCCATGCTGCTTGGTAGGTTTGACATTGCCTCGCCAGGCACATCTGACCAAGCCAACGGCTTTTTAAACGGTTGTGCTTTAGGCATTCCTTGAGAATTTGCCTTGATTGCTGCGGAAATTTGCTCATCGTTCATAGTTGCAGGAAAGCGAACCTGCCCCATGCCTGGTACTTCAACGACTTGAAAATCATCCATTATTCAATCCGTCCCGTATTAGGATTGTATTGCCTTACTCTTCCTGTTGCCGTTTGTCCTGTTGCAGAGGGCGCAATATTTGTAAGCACAGGATTTGGTCGATAGCCTTGTTCTTGGCTATACATCTGCCCATGCAAACCAAGAATGTCTTGAATCTCTCTTTTCATTGCTGCAAGTTTTTCTTTTAGTATTTCAGCATTGTCGTTTGGTTGTGGCAAAAACGGTTTCAATCTTGCAAATTCACCAACCGATACTGCTGCACCACTCAAATCATGTACTTTTGATGCCGCAAGTTCTGTTATTGCTGCTCGCGTTGCAACGCCTTCTCTATCCATTCTATTGACCATACTACTTGGCAACGCACCTTTTACAAGTCCTGTTGCATTTGGGTTTTGAGTAACCAAATCTTCAGCACGAGTGATCTTGTTCAACAACACCTGATTTTGTGTGATTGCCGTGTTGATGTTAGGTGGTATTGCTTTCAACTTTTCGCCGGGAGGAGTAAATCCTGGCAAAACAGAAGGCGTACCACCAGTTCTTGACGGCTGAAGGAATACAGGATTTCCTGCTGCATCTTGTGCTGCAACCGGCGATCCGAAAGTAACAGCGCCTGGCGTTCTGCTTTCCCTTGCTTTACGCAAAGTAAATTCGTTAATGTCAAGGGGCGTTTTTCCTTGCGTTTGCATTTGCTTTACATATTCATCATATATACCAAGTTCACCGGGCCTTGCTTGACTTACTGCCCGCAACTTTGAACGATCAACTGTTCCATCCGGTCGAAGTGCTGATGCAATACTTTCGGGCGTGTAATCTTTAACATCTATTGGTGAAAACTCTGTTTTTGGATTAGCTTTTTGCAAAAACTCAGCTAACTGCATAGCGCGTGGATTGCCCGATGCAGCAAGTGCTTCAAGGTTATATCTTGAAGTTCCCGGCCTAACTTGAGGTGCAGCCTGTGGTGCAACTTGTGGCGCAACTGGAGCAACGGGCGGTGTCGTGCCTTCTGCGCCTGCCATGACTGACGAACCAGGCTGTCCAGGAATCATTGGGTTCATTGGTGGAACAACAGGAGCAACCGCAGTTGGAGTTTGACCTTGTTGTGCTGCTGTCAAAGTACGTTGAAATTCTTGTTGTTCACGTTCTTTCGCCATTTGTGCAAGCAACTGAGACATCGCTATCTGCTTTGCTTGCGGATCACGCAACGCAGCCAATATGCTTGGATCAACAGTCCCACGCGCACGCGCAGGTGTCGCAGCCACCATAGGCATGAAATTACCTTCGTCATCATGCGAAGTTGATGGCTCACGAGCGGGCATTGCTTCCTGCCCTTGCATATGCTCAAATAATCTAGAAAAGTCGGTTGCGCTTTCTCTTTGCGCTCTTTCTCCCAATGCTTTCTGTTCGTTAGCCAACTCTTTATGCGTCTTCACAGCCATATAGCCTTGCAACGCTTTTGCAAGTCCCGTAAGCGGCGAAGTGCGAGCCTGGATGCCGTTATAGCTAAATGTCTCAGCAGGTTGAAATGCCTGTTGCTGCATAAGTTCTGCCATGCGCTGCCGACGCGCAATATCGGCCATTTCCGCTTGATACGGACTTGGCAAAGTAAAACTGACTTGTTCAGCCATTATTGACTCTCCTGATACACGTTCAAATCAGTAGGCGTTGAAGCATTTTTTGCGTCGGTGCTGCTGTACGGAGCAATGGGCTTTTTCTTAAACAATTTAGCCATTTCCATCGGCGAAAATCCACCGCCACCACTAGCGGGCATTTGTGGCATTTCTACTTTTTGCTCCGGCAAAATGTAGTTCTCCAATGCTTGCGCCATGCGTTGCCGCTTTTCCTCGGGGTTAAAACTGAACATGGAATTCATGCCAATGCCCCGTAATTAACCATCTTGTAGCCGCTTGAATGCTCAATGACAGCTTCCGGCATCACCGCTTCAACTTCATCTGCCATTACGCCTATTTGACGACCGCCGAAAATGTCGTATTCGTAAATGCCGATTCCTAGTCGATGCGTGCCAATGCGTTCGATGTTTGATTTCAAGCGACGATCTGAGAAGAAGGTCGCCGCTGCCATGCCACCTTGACCAAGCAAGTTATAAAGCCCCGCATTCTGAGCATTCGCATTAGCAGACTGAATGCCATAGTTCTGCATGTTGGCTTGCCCTTGTGCTTGCGCTCCTGCAAAGATTGGAGCAGGTGCAACAGTCGGGCCTTGAAAACCTTGAAACTGCGGCATCTGAATCTGCGAACCCGACATAAGTCCCGTAATCTCATTCAGAGGCTGTTGGCGTAAGTATGCTTGACGCTGCAATTCTGCTTGTTGTGCGGCGTTCTGCGCTGCCAGTATTGCTTGCTGTTCATTCAAACCTTGAGCGCGTGCGCCTGTGTCAAGGCTAATTCCTTGCAATGCAGCCTGGCTCAACAAGTCGTTACGGTTCTGCGCCTCTTGCGTTTGCGCTGTTCTGTAAGCCTCTGATCCTGGCGTAATGCCCTGATTGGCAAGCTGATTCTCCATCGATGCTTGTCGGCGTTGCAGTTGCGGCTCAAGCCTAGCCATAATCGCTTGCTGGCCTGTAGTGCCTGCATTAACAGGCATACGCGCTAGGTTTGAAGTATCAATCCTAGTTTGCAATGATTCTGCTGCTGTTCCACTAGGCGAAAAAGGCGTGCTGATTACATTTTGCGCTTGCTGCGTACCCGTCTCACCAAGCCCGGCCAATAGCTTTTGCACTCGCTGTTGCGAGGCAAGCGTTTCCTCGGCAGTCGGCGTTAGCTTCTGCGTAACTGTAGGCTGATCGCCATCGTAAGTGATCGTCTGCGTACCCAAAGGCGAAACAATGTTCGGGTTTGACATGCGACCTTGAACGCGAGCCGTCTCGACGTTAGCAGCGCCTTGAGCCTGTGCAGCGCCTGCGTAGTCCGGCGCGGGCGGCGGCGGCGGTGCGGATGATCCTTTACCCATAATTCACCTCTATTTTCTTGCGGTATTTATCAGTCAAAAACCTGCAAGCGTCATGCTTCATTGTGTAGAAAACAATGTCGCCATCCACCCTTGCATCCTTAATTCGGCTTTCCTCTACAAATCCCATATTCGTCACTAGCTTGATGCTTGCTGCGTTGTCGCTTCCTACCGGTACGATAATCTTGTCTACTTGGCACACGTTGAACGGGTAATCAAAAATTGCCGCCAGGTATGCGCTTGTCATCCGTCCTTCGATTGCTATGTGACACCAAATACTTTTCCTGTTCCAGTTCTCGTAAATCACACCTGCAACTATTTCATCATCCTTGCATAGTCCTATTGCTTGACTGCGTTCTTCAAAATAGCCGCCATCGACACGTTTAGCCACCCAATGCCCGATAGCCGGGCCTTTCGTTATATTCCAGCCCATCCGGTTTGATACACAACGTCAGTCGATGCCCATTCAATCTGAATGCCACCGCTTGCGCTTTTCATCTGAATGCCGCCGCAGTAACCGATACCCGTAATGCCTTGCCAGTTGTTCGTAATCGTTGAATCCGAACCCCACAAGCCAACATCCCATAGCGACGTACCCCAAACACCATAAGTCTGCGGGCTAAACGAAAGCGCGGCAGTAGTGTCTTGAATGTCAAAATCGACGTTCATGCCAACAAAGATTGCCGGTTGTCCGTTCGTGAAAATGCTAGGTCTTGCGCGGGTAAAATACTTCTTAACACCACGCGAACCGTAATAGTTGAATGCTTGCAAAGTATTCGCTTGGATGTTGCTTGAGTTGTCTTGAAAGTCCAGCGTCCACGCCTTGCCTACAAAACCATTCCCGCCGAAATACGGGTCGTCGTTGAAGATTTCCCAACAGTTAGCATTCCAGTTCGTAAAGTTGCACCATGCTTTTGTGATGTTGTTCATTACATACTGTTGCTGCTGCGAACCCTCGGATGTTGGAACATTCACAAACAATGCGTTGTTCTTCGCGTTGTACAGAATCTGCCAGCCAAAGTTGTTCTGATACGTCCTTGTTGCAGCCGCAAATGCGCCCTGTATCTTGTCAGATAGCGCAATCCTTGGATCAAGCCGCGAACTTTGCACAGCCGACGCAAGCGGATACAAACCGTCAAGGGTCAGAATCAGCAAATCGCCCGAATACTTGAACATGCAACGCTTGCCAATCGGAGTGCCTAGTTTCCACACCCCAATCAGCGCCCACGTCGATGCAGAGGCTGGATCAGTCCCGCGATAGGCAATCACTTCGCCGTTGCTAGTGACAAATACTAAGTTGTCGTCAGCACCGTAACCTGCGTCGATTGTCCATGTTCCGATAGATACAAGATAGCCACCGAAACGACAAATTGAACTTAAGTCTAGCTGCTCAGCAACGCCGCCAACTGAGGAAGTCGGCAAGTACCATGCTTTGAGGGTGTTCTTTTGAATGAACCAAACTCGATTCTTAAACAGCGTCACATCATCAAGCGTTGTTGTTGTAACGCCCGTAATTGCAGGGGAAGATGATCCCGTAATCGCAGTCCAAGTCGTGCCGTTGTAAAGCAAAGGAGCGTCAGAACCGTTTGCAGCGTACATAAACGCGCCGCCAGGCGTTGAGACGTTGACATACTCCCACCGGCTGTTAGTCAGTCCTGACACTACTGCCGCGCCAACAGCACCGCCTGCGGTAACGTCATAGATTTTGCCGCCAGCAACTGCAAACAGCTTCTCAGAATTGCCACCTGAGTAATTGAACAAGCTATCGACTTGCCCTGTGATACCCGTTGCATATCGCTGATAACCGCCCCGCAGATTGACGCTTGAGACTGTGGGAAACATATTCGTCAACTGCACAGCATCAGTCGCTTCCATGTTGGCGAGCGAATCCCGAGCATTCCAGCCACCGATAGGCGCAGGCAAGGAAGCCACTTGCGCGGCTGTGCCTTGAACCATCATGCGTTGGCGTGCGCTGCGTGCCATCAGTTCGTACCGTAGCCCGAGTCGGGAATGTTGTCGTAACCGATAAGAACAGTACCAGGACGCGGAGCAAGCGACAGATTAGCCGACGACATATCAAGAGCTTTTGCGGCTTCCATTTCCGTCAGATAATTACGCATCATCGCTGTGGTGTCAAAGCCTTTCGCCTCGAAATACTTTAGCTTAGTGGCGTTGACGATCAACCGATCAGGATAGATGCAAGTGTCGGTGTCGACAGTAAACGAGTTCTTGACAGTCCCATCAGCAGCAGCTGCCCATCCCTTGCTGCGATACTCAAAGCCTAGATATTCAGCCGTAGACATACCCGGCCAAATTTGAAAATACGCACCTAGCAAACGCCACCGAATACGCGGGCCAGTCGAAATATAGCCCGACAGCAACCATTCCCATTGCTGTGCATCTTCCGGGCCTAGCATTTCCCAATGCTTGGATTTGTCCCACATCGTGCGCGGGACAAGGCTTTCGTAGTCCGAGGGAAGCGAATACTTGATTTTCTGAAAGTAAGCCGTAGCACCTGCGGCGCTTGCAGAAAAGTCTTGATTGACTGTGACTTGCGTTCCTGAGTCTACAGAAACGATATAGGTGTTCTGATTGATGCCTGTGCCTTGAACCTGATAGGTTGTATCAAGCCCCGCAGTCGATGCCATTGTGATCGTGCGGGCGGCGGTTGTCCAAGTGCCGGTCGTCGTGATGTATTGCGTATAGAACGCGTTTTGTTTTGTCAGTTCCCGCCAAGCGTGGCGACGAAGAAACTCGTACCCGTTCGCGTTCATTAACGCGAGAATTTGGATAACGTCTTGGTTCGTGTTTCCTGCTACGCTCGACGGGGTTGCAACGCCAAGCTCGTTAGTTACTTGCTGCACTAACTCCAGCATCGTTGTCGTTGACATTCTCTTTCCTCGGTCGGCCAGGCTTGCGTTGCTCTAAGAGCATCGCCATCTGCGCCTTAAGTTCTTCAAGCTGTGCGCGGGTTGCTTCCAACTCGCTACTCGAAACCTTTTGGTTCTTGTTCAACAAGTAATTGCGGGCACGTTCGCGCAGTCCTACGCCACCCATGCCGATCCGTTGAAGCTGATTATCGCTTGCAGTAGCTACTTGTTCAACCGTCTGAAATTTCAGAATCTGCAACTCAGCCAGTTGGTTGTCGTTCAATTCATCAGGACGGTCTTGAAACCAATCTTTCAGCGGCGTGCCGATAACCGGGCCATCACCGCTTTGCATCTGAAAATGCAGCCATTGGCGCGGGAATCGCTCTTTGTGGTCATCCCGCACCGGCTGATCAATTACTGTCGTCTTATCGCCTGGCACTACGATTCGGATAAACGGCTTGCCCTTGTAGGGGTCTTTCTCGGACATGTAAAACTCGACATAAAGCTGCGAGTCTGCATTGTTGATATCTGAATCAAGTGCCATGAATTTTCTCCTGTGGGGAAAAATTAAGCGGTAGTGACGGATGCCCAAGTAGTTGCGCTCGGAGCGAAAAACAAAGCTGCTTTGCCATCAGCAAGGTCAACGCTTGCTGCTGCTGCATTGATGGTCGAACCGGTAGCGGGATAGACTTTAATAGTCTGACCCGAAGCGTTCCAAATACCAACCATTGCGCCTGCTTCGGTCGGCGGCAGCTTCACACCGGTCGATGCTGCGGAAGTAGTGATGGAGTTAAACACAGCCGACAGTTGCAAAGCGGTTGCAGCATTTGAACCAACAGCAACAAGACCGGTTGCACCATCGCCGCAGATCGAAATCGTTGACAGCGAAGAATTACCACTACCCAAAACGCGTGACGGGATAGCCATGATTACTCCTTAGATTTGCTGCCAACGACGCGAAGATCGCGCTGCGGCAAGTGGAAAAATGGTTCTTCAAAACGTACATTCTCAAAACCTGTTTCAACTAACATCGTGCCAATTTGCTGTTTTGAGTAACACCAATGGTGACGCATCGTATCAGGTTCGGGCATTCCGAACAATGCACGCCCGATCAAATCGTCATTCCTGTGTCCCTGATTCCATAGCGCAATTACATTGTCAAGACACGGCATTTCAAGCGACAACTGACCGCCCGGCTTTAGCACCCGCAACCACTCTAGCAACGTTTGTTTCGCTTTAGGTGTCGGGATGTGCTCAAACAAATGGATCGCGGAAATCTCATCGGCATGGTTATCGGGCAAATCAATTTCTGTTACATCAGATAATAAATCTTGCTCGCCAATGCAATCAACATTGATCCAGCCAGGCCAAGACCTATCGCCCGCCCCTAAATGGAGTCGAATACGCTCTGCCATTTGCGCCCCAAGGTTTCCGGTGAATAGTGCCGCTGAATGTATTGCTGTCCTGCCCTTACCAAAGCATTTAATTCGTGCCTGTAGGCTTGCGAGAACTGAAGCCCACCCTTTAGCGGCCCAAGGTAACAAAAGTGCCTGAATTCCTTGTTTATATCAATCTTACTGGCGATTACAAAGCAACCCGACATGATTGCATTGATGAGCCGGTTCGCGCTTTTGTAGGTTTCTTCCTTGCTTGGCAGCAAAACAATGTTGCTTTGTCGCAAAAGTTGTTCTTGGGCGGCTGTAGACCACGGCACGCACTCAACCTGATCGTTAGGCCCTGTGCAGTACGTCATGTCGTACTGTTTCAGCATCTTTCGATATGGCAAGATTTCTTTCAGATTGCTTTGATGCCCTAGCCACAAATATTTGTTACCGTCGGCGTGGGGTTGACCGCTATTTTCCCAAGTGTCGGGGATTACTTGGGCATCTTTTTCCGCATAGACGCGGATTCGTCGCGCCATTTCCGCAGTCGGGCACACCACGGCATCAGCTTTTTGAGCCATTTCCGCATAAATTTCCCCTAGCTTTGGGTGCGTGAAATGATCGTCGCAAATGTCTACCACCGCTTTTGCGCCCCTAGCTTGCACTTGCTCAAACACCACTAAATCGTCGGGCTGCGGCTTCGAAAACACCGTGATATCAGCGCCCCTAGCGTTCAGTCTTGAGTGATAACCACAGTACGCCGAAGGCATAGCCGCCCTCAGTCGATAGGATGCCATCTCAGCACCGCCGCTGTGCATGAATGAAACTCTCATACGCGCTTTCCGAGGCGTTTGCGCTCGTCCATGATTGCTGCGATTAGACCGCCGCCATGCACATTGAAGTGAATGTCAGGTAACGTCTTAAAGTATTCTTGAAATTCGTTTGCTTGCTGCGCCATTGCGCCATTCGACAAAAAGCGCTTACCACCGACGATCACATCAATCGGTTCGTCTACGCCCTCGCCTGTGAATCGTTTAGTCTTGCCATCATCTGCTAGGCAAGAGTCAAAACCGTACATCTCAAACGTTCTGAAACCTAAAACATAGCTTACCGACACCGCACGAAGTCCTGATGTAGTGCCACCGCCGACAAGAAACTTCTTGTTGAAGATGCTGCTGAAAGGTTCGTCGTTGTATTCCTCGTAAGCAAACGAGTGCCACAAAATTACCTTGTTTGCTTTCAGCGCGTCAAACATCGACGGATCGCACCGAGAAGCCACTAGATAGACCGTGTGCGCGTTTGCTTCGCTTAGCTGTGCGCTTCTGTCGCGTGGGTCAACACAGCACCATAGATCGGGCTGTATTCCGTTCTTGCAAAGGAAATCATGCGCTGCCTTGACTGCAAAGATAGGACGACCGCGTTCGCGTTCTGCTCGTATATTCTCAATCTGAGACGGCATGGAAGGCCCACTGCCCACGATGACCATGTGACCATCGTGAGCAATGAGACTTGGTACTAGCTCCGGCAAACCCCGCGCAATCGCCGATCGAATGTTAGACACAATGCCATCAGGCGTGCCTGCGGCTTTAACATTAACCTTTAATTGCGCGAGATTTTCCATTAGCCCGGCATTGCACCTGTGCCGATAACCGCGATGCCCGCAGCGATACAAGTAACTGCGGTGGCATTGGAGATCGTGCGGGTCGAAGTGCAGCCGATAACCAAACAACCGGAAACCGTTGCATCGTCCAACACACCACCCGTCGCGGTCGTATACAGAGGCACGTTGTCGTCGCAGTTAGCTGCAAGGTTAACTTGCATCACACCGGACAACTGCACCCACCCGTAATAACCCGAAGCAATCGAGACTTGCGCGAAACCGACGCGCTTGCTCGTTGCCGAGTTGGTGGTAGTCAGCAAAGCAGCAGTTTGCGAAGCGGTAATGGTCACCGCGCCGTAGGTGCTGATTGCTTCAGAGGCTTGCACATACATCGCTTCGCCGCCATCGCTCAACAGCACTTTCGTGCCGGGAGTGAATTGGGCAGTCGATGAAGTATCGGTAAAGTTAGTGCCGATCACACCTGATACGCTGAATGTTGGCATTTTATTTTCTCCTTATGCAATCAACACGCCGCAGAACTGCGGGCCGCTAGAAGTGAGATTGCCGGCCCAACCAATCAGCTTAACGATAGCGTCTTGGTTGACTGCTTGGCGCTCGCCACCGATAGGAACAAAATTCCGGTCAGCGTGCGGACGGAACATCAGGTACTTGGTGTTCAGGAAGAACATATGGTTAGCGGTTGCGGAAGAACCGATACCACCGTCAAGCACCACATCCGAAGCCATACCAGCGCCGAAGTATTTCAGCGAGGCAAAGCCAGCACCAGCCATCGACGAACCGCTATCGGTAATGCGCTGAATCGACTGGAGCGATTGCAGGTACAAACGATAGTAGTTGTTGTCAGCCACGATCAGATCAGGCTTGTCCGTACCCCGGATCAACTGAACTGCAACGCTGTCCATGTACTGCTGAATATTGCTTGCAGTAACAGCAGCACCGCCGTTAGTCACACCGGAGTAAGACACCGAGCGCCAAAACGTCCAAGTAGCACGGTCGATTCCACCATACGTTCCGGTGGCGGGACTATCAGGCACAGCGGCCCCAAGGCCCGTCAAGTTTTTACCGGCGTTGCCCGTGCCATCAAGATACAAGTCGCCGCTGATGCGGTTAGCCAACTGCGCTTCAGCAACGTTCATGCGACCGTCGAGCAAATCGATGATGGCCTCTTTGCCGCTGTTCTGAATCATCTCCAAGCCGCTGATCGAAACTGCCGAGGCGTATTGGGTAATGGAGAACTGTGCGGCACTAATTGGGCTGTTTTGGCTTACCGAGAGCACTTCATAGCCACTATAGCTGTTAGTGTTATTGGTTGCCGTGTCGTTGTACATGATCTCTTGGAGGATCACGTTTCCGCCCGAAAAGGGTTTCACATTCCCGCGTTCTTTCAAACGACGAAGTAGTGCGTTGTTGTTTGTTACGTTGTCGGCCAGCTCACCGGAGCGACTTTGAATGTTGGTCGCAATGATATCGCTGATCGAGCTATTGGCGAAAGCCATAGTATTCTCCTATCAGTTTTTAAAGTCGATCCGCTACATTGTCAAATTGCTCTGACAGCATGGATCGCCGATCTTGCGCTTTGGTCGTCGTTGTCGCGCCGGGTGCGGCACTTCTCACACTAACCGCTGCCGCTCTAGCTTTCTTAGCAGCATTATTCGCTGCTACCTTTTGCTGAGTATCAACTTGAGATTGTCGGCCCTGCTGAACTTGCTGATAAAGGTTGTCGTCTAGGCGTAATGCTTTTTCGTAAGCTTCGTCCAACGTTGATGCCACACCGCTTTGCAGCAACGAAATCATCGTGGGTCGCGCTTCCTCGAAATACTCAGCTCGCATAGCAAAATTGTTGATCTCGCCAAGCAATGACTGATTCTGCATCTGCTCTTGTTCTTCCTTCCAGCTCATCACTTCGCCACGAACCCGATTGAGTTCCTGCTGTAGTGCTGAGATGCTTGGATCGACAGTCGCCTGTTGTTGCAGTTGACTACCATCACCAAAATTCACACCGTACTGCTGAGCGAGACGCAAGAAAAGTTGTTGCTTTTGCTGCGGGTCGCTGTAACGCAAAGCATGATCAGCTTCCATTAGTGCTTTGACGGCTTTTGGCCCATCAATCCCCAAGCCACGGATCGTGTCCATGTAAGGAGACATCACTTCTTGATACTGATCAGCAAACTTCGCTTTTTCCATCAGGGGCTGAACCCCTGCTTTCATCTGTTCTTCGCGCTGCCACGCGTATTCCTTCAATCTATCGTCGGCAGTCTGCCACGCGTCGTGATAGTCCTTTTTCCACGATGCAGGTGGACGCTTCCACACCGGTTCTTCAACAGGCTGTTCTGCCTGCTGCACCATCGTTTGTTCAGCTTCACGCGGAGCAAACTTACCTTCCGTATCTCGCGGCACATCCTCGCGGGGCATTTCGCCTAGCGGGGCATTGACGGCTTGGTCGAATTGCTGCTCAAGCATTTCCCTGCGTGTATCTTCAACTGGCACTATTGCGTGTAGATCGCTCATTATCGTTCCCTGTGGGGGTTAGTAAATCTAGCGTCATCACGAAGTCTGCTAAGAATCTTGTTAGCTTCGGAATGCGTCATGTTTGACAGTTGCTGCCTCAAGACTTCTCTGCGGTTATCTTTAACCGGAGCAACTTTTGTTTCCATCTTTTCGTTGCCAACTTCAATACAGCCGTGCGCTTGCAAGTGTTCGCGGTGACGACTGCGACTCGTAATCATTGACCCATCAATCATCGACTGATAAGGCGCAATGTCAGGCATTACATGATGCACAGCAGTCGGCTCGTAGTCGCCAATTTCAATCGCTTCACCGTCAACGTAAACCCAACGTTTTCTCATAGAAGTAACAGAATTTCCTCGTCGTCGTTTTCGACGTGCTGATGCCATATTTGTTCAGCATTCTTAAGATCAGCAATCAATTTATCAAAATTAAGATTGCTTGTCAAAATCTGTTGTTTGGTTATGTATTTCAGCGGCTCAACGACTTCGGGAATATCCTCTTTGCCCTCAACAATTCTTTCATACAGGGCAAGAACTTCCCGGCGACGCTCCTCCCGTACCGCCTTTTCCCTTGCAAAGCGATCTTTCAGTTTGTCGCCATCATGGGTATCGAATTCGACAAGAACCGGGACATAATCCCATGTCGCGTCATCCCATGTGCCGCTGTCCCAAACGCCGTTCATGTTGCGATTTCAACTCCAACCGCTTTACCATCAGGCCCACGGATAATCCGCTTGGGTGCAGACATGACGTTAAGCAAACTTTCAATCTTGCTTGACGTTTGATCGTGCAAAGCCGCCATATCCTGCTGCATTTTTTCGACGTTTTGCAGCGCCATCTGCACGCCATTGCCTAACTCGGCAGTCATGCGCTCAGCAGAAGCTGTTGCAGCCTCAACAAGCGGAATATCCACGCCAGGGTTAGCACCGATCCGCGCCACGGTAACTTTTGTTGCTGCATCAAGCTCAGTTTTCCACCGGTTGTATTGCTCTTCCATTTCGGCTTTTTGGCGCTCAAACTCCATTTTCTGAGCGTCCATCTGCGCCCGCATCTGTTCGACTTCGACCTCACGCTGCGTTTTGGCCTGTTCAAGCTGCAACTTTGCTTGATCCATTTGCATCTGCGCTTGCAGTTTAGCTTGCTCAATCTGCATCTGTGCTTGCATCTTGGCTTGTTCAAGCTGCCCGTCTGCCTGCATTTTCCCTTGCGCCATCTGCTGTTCTGCTTGCATTTTGAGCATCTCAGGGTCAGGCTGCGGCTCGACCGGCGGCTTGTTAACCAATTTATTGATTGACTGATCAATCGCGCCCTCAATCTGCCGCGCACCCTTAAATGCACCGACTCCAAACTTGAGCAGCTCGCCAATCATCGGGATCATTTCCGGCGCTTGCTGACCTAACGGCAATGCTTCGCGCAAGAACGAGCCAAACGCTTGCAAGAACTCGCCGCGCTCTTGCTTCATCTTCTGTTCGTCAAGCTGAACGAGAGAGTCAGCAGCCACTTCGATGCGGAAATTACGCAACGGCTTATCTTTCAGCAAAGCGAGCGCCTGGGGAATCAACTGCTGATCTTCGGGCTGCATCTGATCTGCCGCTGCAAACATCACAATAGTTTGCGGTTGGAACTTGGTGCAGATTACCTGCGCCTTCAGCCTCAGAAGCCCCGTAGCAAACAGCGCCACATCCTCTTGCATTGAGCGCAGACGGATACTCGCGTACTGACCTTTAATCTGCTGAGCAGTAGCCGTTTCGGACGCAAAGGACGATCCACGGATAATGTCCGACAGACCGGTGATTTCGTATATCTGATTCTTAATCTCAGTACGCGCTTGGTAGCATTGGATCAGCGTCTGAGCAATCATGTCGATAGGCAGGAAGTCAATCGCGCCTTTCAAACCACCTTTCTCGCCAAAAGCCATCCAAGTATCAACCGGCAACAAGGCGTTGTTCTCGCCCTCGGTCATTAGTCGTTGCAAAGCAGGCTGAGAAGCGTCATACACGCCCCTAACGCGCAAAGCCTTGACCAAGCCATCAATCCTATCGGACAGGATATCAAGCTCGTTAGCCTGATCCTGATACAGCACAAAGTCAGCCACCGGCACAAGGGTGTCGCTCGTCATCGTGGCATACAGCGGCTGCGGGCAGGGGAAGAATCCCTCTAGTTCTAGCGGATCGTCGCGTTCGTCAATGATGTTAGGCATCGACTTGCTAAACCAATAAACTTTGCCGGTCTCTTTGTCCCAATACTCACAAATCTTTGCGCGGGTGTGTTCTTTCGTGCTTTTACCGTCTTGCTTGAGGGTGTCAGGGCCTGCATCGAAAGGCATCTTATT